ACCTATCAAGTATTTCTTTATAAGCATTTAAATCGCCTTTAAATGCCTTTTGTAATACAACTAAGTCTAATCTCTCAGCAACCGTAAACTCTTCTTTATCTCCTGTTATTGGATTTGTTTGTACTGAAACCAATTCCAATAATCTTAATAATCTTGTCTTGCTATTAGGTACTCCTTTTGGTCTGCCATTTGGGTTTCTTACCTCTCCTTTTTGCGCCGGTATTAAGTTTTGTTCGTTCGCCATATCTCTAATTACTTTCTAATTAATTACAAAGATACGCCACAATTAGGGCAAACCTTGCCACCTTTAATGTTATCTTGTTTTTCTGCTATGTCATTATTTGCAAATGCCGGTATATCTAAACCCCAATCGTCCAGGTCTTCTATGTTCCATTCGTTAGCCAATAGTTCCCAATTATGCTCACCGAAACTTATATTGTCCTTTATGATAAACTCTTTCTTTTGCTCTTCGGTTAAATTGTTAGCGTGAATAACTGGCACCTCATTAAGTCCGGCCTCAATACAAGCCTTTAATCTCATATTGCCACCCAATACAATATTGTTTTCGTCTATAACTATCGGCCTAAGTTCTAGCATTTGGGGAAAGTCCTTTATAGACTTTACCAACTGTTTAAACTTATGGTCCTTGCAAATTCTTGGATTGTTCGGGTTGGGTTTGATTAATGTTATTAGCATCTGCCTTGGCCTTTATACGCCTTTGGGCGTGGTGAATGTTTATTGTAAGACTTCTTTGCCTTACCACATTTTCTTTTACCAAATGTTGTTTTTCCGTTACTTGTTAATTTCGCCATAGTATTCTATTATTGCTTGTAATTCGTATCTACTCCATTTTTTAATTAGTCTATGTTGTTGCTCTAATTCCATAACTTTACGTTCGCCTACTTTATCAATTAGGTTTCTACGATAGCCTATTAAATGGAATTGGTCAAAGCCGTTGCATCTTTTACATTCACCGTTTACATTGTACTCGTCAAAGCGTAAAGCTGAACTACCCTTAACAGGAACGTAGTGTCCGGCATCCATTAAGTCGGTTGCTTTAACCTGGCCGCAACTAATACAAGTAAAGTACCCATCTTCGCTATCTCTTTGCCTTATATATCGGTTAAATATAGTTTGAGCCTTTGTAGTTAGTTTAGGGATTGTTATTAATGCCATATTGCAAAACTAGCTATTTTACTATTCTAAAACAAACTGTCCGGCCGTTTACCTCAAATCGTTTCTTTTGCATTGGGTTTAAGCCGCCTCTTATTGCATATATATTTATCCCTGTTACCCTTACTGCATAAGCTATCGACTTGTAAACTGTTGCTTTTTTTGTTTCTATGTCAATCATTTTTATTGCCCTACTATTCATTAATCCTTTTATTTCGCTCATACTTTTTTTATTAATCTAATCAATGTCGCCATTCCATAAATGATACAAGATAAAGGAATGCTAATAAAAAAAAACTTTATATATTTCATTTCTCTTCGTTTGTGTCGTTAAATAAATAGATTGTAGTACATAATGCAGTAAATATAATTACGCATAAAAAGCCTAATAAGAAATTCATATTTGATTGTTTTTACGGTATTGCCATCTTGAGCCTAGATTGTTTTGTTTTGCCAATCTATAAACTGTTCGTTCGCTTAATCTTAATTCAATTACTATGTCGGTTACTGTTGGATATTTAATTGTGTTTTGCCATCTCTTTTTAAGCTCCTGGGTGTAAAGGTTTTCTAGGTTTAAATCTTCGCCTTTGTATTGTACATTCGGATATTTATTGCAAATGTGTTCGTATAATTTATTGCTCATAGTTTAAAAATGTCCCCACCGATTTATAACCAACATCCCGGTTTGTTAATAATTTGTGGCAGGGACAATAGGTTTATTTTGTTCTTAAATATTGTTGCATTGCGTTTCTATTAGCTTCTTTGTCTATGTCCTGGCTTGTTCGGTTACTATCGCCCATTGCTTTAAATTGTGCGTGTGCTTCGTCTTTACCATTCATAAAAGCTAGATGCCGTTCCTCACGGTATTTCTCAAGCATCTCAAAGAATGTAGGCATATCCATTCGGTCGTAAACTTTGCCGTATTTGTATTTAATCATTCCGTCAAGGAATAACAAAACGTCCTGGATAGCTAGTTGGTCCTGTTCGGCTTCGTCTAATATCGCATAGCATAGATCGGTTATTTGCTCCGGTGTCATTGCTACCCTTAAATTAAAGTTGTTTAATGCTCTTGTAACTGATTTACTAAGAACGGCTGCTATCTTATCGTTGCCGTATATTTTTACTAAAGCCGGAAGCCTTTCACTTACTGGCACTAACTCAATAATTTTTAATGGCAATGCTTCGCCTTTGTCTTTGAACCGGCATAGCTCATTGTGAACGCCGCCATTATTTCCACTCATTATGTCGTTTAATAAAGGCTTCGTGTAACTGTTGTTCGGTAACTTTTGGAGCGATTTTGTTTGAGTTGTTAGTTGCATTGTTTTCGGTTTTTAGTTGGAATAATCCTTGCCAACCTTTAGCAATAGACTGTTCGATTATTTTAATTGCAATTTGTTCTTGTCCGTTGGAAAGTTTTACTAATTCATTTAAGGTAGCTTGAATAGATATACTTGATTTATAAGTAAAGTTAAATTGTTCCTTCTTAAATTCAACCCATAAGGACCAATATTTTTTAAATACATCACTACCAAAAGGGAATGTTATTTCCTTTCCTTTATTTACTTTCTTTTCTTTTATTTCCTTTACTTTACTTTCCTTTATAGCATTGCCATCGCATTGCGACTGCATTGCGTTCGCATTAGTCCATCGCTTACTTGCTGATTGTCTTGCCTTTACGCTTTTACTATATCTCTCATCTAAGCGTTTTTGCACTGATAAACTACCAAAAGTTTCGCCATCAAATACAAATAAATCAAAGTCATTAATAACTGATTTTACTACTTCGCATTCCACCCTATAATCAAACGAAATGCCTTCGTAATCCGTTCGCAATGCGTTCGCATTATTGTATAAATCTTCAATGATTGCCCAAAATAACCCATATCCAGTTATTCCGTGTTTCCTTAATAGAAACTTTATTTTTTCGTCGTTCCGGCTATTATAGTCGTGCGAAAAGTAAAACGTATCTTTTGGCATAATAAAAAAGGCTCTCGGCATTCCCCCCAGTAGGATTGAGGGTTCAGCTTTGAGCCAATAAGTTTAATAATGGATATCCTACATCCGCTGCAAATATAAACTATTTTACCGAATAACTTGCAAAAGTCTTATTCCCAATAGTTACATTCTTAGTTGCAATCTTTAAACCATCGTTTCTTAAATCACTTATCCTGGCAGCTAATCTAAAGCAGCCAAATTTATTTAAAGCGTCAATAGGAGTTAATGATTTGCCCTTAGTTAAAAAGGCTTTGATTTGTTGGTTTTGAGTTTTCATAGTGGTTAAGTTAAAGTTTTGTTAAAATGGTAAATCCAAATCTTCGTTTTCTTGTTTGTTAACGGCGTTAGAATATTCCTTTTTTTCGAAGTTGTACTCTTTGCCGTTACCGCAATATTGCTTTTTAGCTTTCTCAGCTCTTTGCTCTTTTGACTGATTGTTAGCAACTGTATGTGTGTTTTCGTAATTGTCTTTCTCTTTACGTTTGTCAATTACTAGACTAGCATAATGCTTTACGCCTGATTTTGTTTGCACGGGTTTCCAATTAATGTCCTCCTGTGCGATTGAAATTACTATCATATTTATTTATTTTGTTTATTTATTACTTCATTTTCTACTATACTAAAAAGATTATATTTTTCAATTACATCCGTTTCAAACGATAATTGTAAAGCATTAATTGCTTTTAATACATCTTCAAGTGTTTTTAATTCCTTTAATCTAAACCATTGGTCTTTTGCTAATACAAATTGTCCATCTTTAAATAGAATATTTGGTTTCATATTTATTTATTTAATGTGATTACGAAAGATTGCTTATAAGACTTTAAGGGTATTTGTCCACGCTCAAACTTCTTGCCCTCTTCTTCAATGTCTTTTTGCTCGGCCTTTAATACATCGATTTGCGCCTGTAATTCAGCCCATCTAGGCGAGTATGAAGCATAGTCATAGGTTTGTGTATCCTTGAGGCTTAAAGAGGCTCCTAAGTGGTCGTATTTGCCTTTAGGGCATTTATCCAGGAAGTCGATAATATGCTCCTCACTTTTTGCCCTTAATGTTTTAGTAAAGTTTTCCATTACTGAAATCTTTACGGCTACGTCCTCGGCTTTGATTGTGCCTTCGGATAATTCATTGGCTACGTTTTGAGCCAACGTTTCTATTTCGCTTTTAGAGGGTGCGATTTCCCAAATTGCTAGAGTATTCATTTTATAGATGGTTTTTCTTTGAGGTAAATAATGCTTGAATAGCTGGGTTTATTAATTCTTTGTTTAAGCCGTGTAATTTAGCTAACTCTTGAACGTTTTCGCAAAAGTCTATTGCCAATGTTAAATCGGTAATATTTTTATGCTTTTTTAAATAGGCCGGCAAATCGTATTCCTTTTCTCCGGCTGCATCCGTATCCTTATCGGTTACTAAGCCAAAGAATGAAGCTAAAGCATATCTGCGATAATAAGTAATTCCCGATCCTAAAGACTGGTATTCATTCATACCCCTAAGAACGATTTGAGGTATTGTAACCTCGCTAGTAATTGTTTCGCTTGTCTCCGTGTGGAAAACAATAGTCTGCAATTTGTCGTCCTGTAAAGGCTGAATAAACCCTAGTTTATGCTTCCTTAATAGTGGCATAATTACCTTAAAGATTGCCGGTAAATCGGCATAGGTGTAATTGTGTCCAGTAGTCCCCTTATGGATTACAGGGCATTCTTGTTGAAAGTCTGCAATGGCCTTATATAGTTTTAAGCCTTTGCGAAATTCATTCGTTGTCTCATTCATAGCGTTGAATTTTGGTTAAATAATAATTAAAAATAATAAATAAATGTGAATAAATCAAATAATCTCCATTAATTTTTTAATCTCTTCCTGGTAGTCATTGTCAAACCTTAAACTTAATACCTCTTCAATAGTTTGTACGGCGTGTATTATGCTTGTATGGTCTCTATGAAATAACCTGCCAATCTCTTTAAGCGTTAAGCCTGTTCGCTTCCTAATTATATAAATAGAAACAAATCTAGCTTTTACATATCCTCTAAGCCGGCATTTGCCTTTTACTTGGGCGGTAGTAAGACCGTAAAAGTCGCAAACGTTATCCACTATTTGTCGAGCGTGTTTTTGGTCGTTTAACAATATCTTGCTCATCTTTCTGCTTGGTGCGGTCCAGTACGTCATTTTTTAGTTTTTTAATTTGTGTTCGAAGTAATTCGTTTTCTAGTTCTAGTATTTGTATCTCTCTAATTAGTCCGTGTTTATTATCTATATAACTCATAATTTTTCTATTTCTTTTTTAACTTCTTGCCAATAATCAACACCATCTTTAGATAAAAATGTATCATCTGGGTCATTTACTGCTTTTAATATCTCATCTACTGCTATTAATGCACATTGTTTAACATACGGAATAGATGATACTCTATCTATTAAACTTTCAATTTTAATCATACTAAAATATTTAAAATACAATTCTATTGCTTTTTCTTTTGGTGTCATAAAAAGGTGTTTACAGGTAACATAAATTGATCCGTTATTTCGTATAAGTCCAGAATAAGCCAATGATAGCTTTTAAGTATTCTCTTTTGTACGTCATTCATACGAGCAATCTTAATAAGTATATCCTCTTCCTTAGACATTAAGCGAACCGGCTCCTCGTTAATACCTTTGCGCCATAAGGATAAATCCTTTTGAAATAGGTCTTGGCGTCTTTGTGCTTCCTTTAATAACTCTAGTAAGCAAGTTGCTCTTTTGTGCAACTTTAATTGTTTCCCTTGATAAATTAGTGTCATAGCTTTTGGTTTTATTGGTTATCTGCAAACATTAAATTATAATACTGATTACATTCTCTCCGGCCATCGTTTCCGTCTCCAGAGTTATAAGCGTTCTTTATTTCACGCTCAAAGTAAATATCAATATCGTTTAAGAACTCTAGTAAGTCAACTCCTATATGGTATTGCTTTTGCTCCATAAATTGCTTAATTAACTGTGACGGTGTTTTTTTATACTGTGCCATGTTTTTCTAGTTTAGTAATTAATAAATTATATCTTTCATTTTTTACAATATGATACTCTACAAGGTTTGGGAAATTAGTATATCTTAAAATTGCTTCATTATTATTTTCAATCTCTTGATTTAAAAGCATTCTTAAATCTAATGTTTCCGAGTAGGTTAATTCAATGTTCATAGCGTTTAGTTTAAAGGTTATCGGCTAAGCAGCCAATTAAAATACAAATGATAAAAATTACGATGCCAGTTGTAAGGTTTACACTATCTTTAATGTAGTCCTTGTTTTGTTCTTTCCAGTTCATAGATTTTTGTTTTGGTTATAAAGCAAAGATATATCAACATAAGTTATAAACAATAGTTTTACACAATTATTTTATATTTTTAGCATAATTTTAACATTTAGGCCTTTATCAGTCAATAATGAGCCGTTTATCAATCATTTGCGGCTCATTCCGAATAGGCTGGAATTGTCCAGTTAATTACACAAAAAACCCCTCGTAGAAACGAAGGGCTTAACCATTTGTCTATGCTATGAAATCAGGACAAAATTAGTCCATTCCTTTATAACTACAAAATAAAAACTGCCTAGCTTTTTACACTAGGCAGAAACCACTATGAAAACAACATTACAAAGATAACTTTTTATTTAGAGCCATCTTGTAGGGGTAAATGCTTCGAATTATCGACTTTGCGATAACCTAGTTTCCATAATAACTTAGTCAATATAATACTCTTCTCTACGACTTCCTCTTCACTTGCTTCGCCATACAGTATATGCCAACACTCGTGAATTAGTATCTCCATTTCCTTGCGGCCACGCAATCGAGGGTCAATATAGATTACCCCATCGCTTTCGGCTAAGCCGTGCGCTTGTTCTCTTCCTAGCTTTTTATATATTACTTTTATATTCAAGATTTTAACTGTATTTCGTCCGGCCTTGTTTCTACTGTTATATACTTAGTCCCACCTCTAACTTTAGCCAAAGCCTGTTTTATCTCTTTCTCCAAAGTGTAAATCATATTTAAGTTCTTTACTAATATCTCTTCTTGTTCTAGTAGGCTCATAGAGTTGAATTTTTTAGGTAATTTTATTTTCATTATTTATCGGTTTTTGTATGCATTTTATTACAAGTCTTACACTTATATTGTACTTTAACTACTCCGGTTGCTGTTGCTCTTTTGCTGCTTCTTATTATGTCGTCCGATCCACATTCAGGGCAAGATCCTCTACCTTCGCCAAAGATAACCCCATAATGAGTTTTAGCCGGTATATGATTGTTTAATTCTTTGTGAACTGCTTCTAATAATACTACGTCCTGGATACAATAGTCAATCATTTTATCCAATGCTACTTTGTCATTATTTAGCATAATATCTTTCCACAAATTAAAGTCAGTATGTATCTTTTGCCCTAAGCCTAAGAATTTACCTATATAGTCTAGTCTATTAGAATTAAATCTAAACTTAGACCTAGCTATCTTTAAAGTGTCTATTGTAACATAAGTTGGAAACATTTCAATCCTATGGAATAGGCATCTTGTTCTTATCCACGCTAAATCAAATTTGTCGCCATTGTGGCCAACTAATTCGTCTGCTTCATTTGCAACCTCAATAAATTCTTGTAGTAACTTTTTATCGCATTGTTTCCTATCCCAGTTAAGATAGTAAACATCTTTTGCCTCTTCCCATTTGTAGCAAATGCAAATAACGGCACGTTCTTTTATTATGTTCTCCGTTCCAATTTGTAGCTTGTAGCCGGATTGCCAAAATAAGCCTACGTTCGCTGATACTTCTATATCGAAGTAGAGCCGTTTGCGTTTTGTTGTTGTCATTGTGTTGGTTTGTTTTATGCGATTGAGTCTCGAATTAAGTCTGCTTCAGCTTCTCTCCGAATAACTAGGCCATCGAGTCCTTTCCCTTCCCAAAGTCTTTTACTCTTTTCTATTTCCTCAGCTATTCCGTGATAATTTTTTTTAGCTACCAATTCAACGATTGCTTTCATTTCCTTTCTTGACTCACCGTTTAAACTTGAACCTCTATTAAACACCAAAGAAACTAATGCGCCTTGGGTGTCTTCGTTTAATTCCTCTAATTGTGGATAAATAGATTTAGTTAACGCAAAATATCTAGGAATACTATTTTTAGCAAATACTTCATAAGCTGCTAAATAAGGTACTCTTACGTTTAATATTTCGCCTTTAATCATTGCCTTTGCTTTATCTCCTTTGATGCCTAATACCGGCCTTAAAGCGTTAACAAAGTTTAAATTTAACACAGGAGACCAGTCAATCATAAATTGCTTCTCGGTATTATAACCTAGATCGTAGCCTAAGCCAATAGTAACTCCACTTTGACCACCTGGCCAAGTTGGCTTTTGTAGAAACTTCTCATAATAAGCCTTCCCACCGGCTTCGTGCTGGATAATAAAATCAATCGCTTTCTTAGAAATCATAAAAACTTGTTTAAAATATATACTACTATTAAATCAAAAACTATTATTAGTGTTGTTATTATAATGTTTTTCTTATCCTTCATTTTGTATATTTTTATTGCCTTTAATATTCTCATATAAAGACTTAAAAAATGCAGCAAATACAATCGCTACAAAAGAATGATAAATCGTATCGCTTACTACTAAATCCCTACCTAAAAAGCCGGTACCAATATCCGATAATGCAAAAATACACATCATTATAAAAGCTCCCAAACCTATCGCCAAAGCACTATTTAAAGGTGACTTGTCGCTTAATAAATGCCAAATAAAGTTTTTAATCATTGTTAATCTAATTTAGAGAATTGAAATATTATTATAAATAGTAAAACGTATTTTACATATTGGTCATATTTTTTAGTTGTTTCATAATCGTTTTCACGGTTGTAATAGACTTCTTTATTAGCTTTATATTTCCACTTCCAGTTATAGACGCTATCTTTTTCAGTAAGTATTGTATTGAATAAAGAGTCATATTTTGTCTTATTAGTATTTAAAGAGTCTTTTGTTTTGTTTAACGATAATTTAAGTTTGCCTATTGTGTCGCTATAATTTATAAATAGTTTATTTATTTGTTTGCTTTGGTTTAATGTTAAAATTACAACTGTGTCATCTTTAATCTTTTTTACTATTGGATATTGGCAGAAAGATAAATTTACTCCCAGTATCACTATCAATAGAGTCAAGTTTGCCTTTAACCTCATTTAATTCGTTTTTTAAACTAACTATCTTATTTATCGTTTCGTTAATTATTGTTTTTTGCTGCATATCGGCCTCTTCTTGGACTTTAACCCCTTCAATGGTCGTCTGCTTAACCTTATTCAATAACTGTTCAAATTCAGCGTCTTTATTTAATTCTTTACTAGGTTCCTGTGCCGTAACCGAACAACCAAATAAAAATACAAATACTAGATACCTCATTTTATCCCTTTTATCGCTCCTAATTCCCTCAAAGTGTTTAGTTTGGTATTTGATACCGCACTAATTGAGTCGGACTTTCGTAAGGCTTCCCCAACTAGATCAACTCTATTTTCTAACTTTTCAATCCTATAATCTTGCGCTTTTGCTTGATTTTGGAACGTAGAACGCACGTCAATATATAACGCACCAATTCCGGCTAATACTATAAAAAGTGTAGCGACAACAGGGTTTTTAGCAAACTCCTTAAATGTCATTGGTAAAGCCATAATTAGAACAATTTTTTATAGTAACCAACCGAATATTGATTAGTTGAAGCACCAAAGATAAATAAACCATTTTTAGGGGTTTTATACCCTAACCCTACTCCTAACCCTAATTTGTTGTCAAAGCGTCTTAAATCGCCTAAAACACCGAAATAAAAGGCATTCTTATCCTTATGGTATATATCGTTGGTAATTCTTATTGTCCTTTCCTTAATATCAGCCAAAAAACGCCTTCCTTGGATTGTGTTTTGACTAATGGTGTCAATAATGGTGAATTTTGAACTATCTATTGTAAATGTGTCAGTAAAGACCTTAGTCGTTAAGTAATCTTTGACTATTGTAATTGTATCGTGTATTGTGTCGGTAAATTCGACTGTATGTATGTCGTTGTCAATAATAAAATAGGGAATGTCTTTCCCCTTGGTAAACTTAGTAAAAGTTTTCTCCTGGTAAACTGTGTCAATCTTTGTAAGGATTAACGGCTCGTCTTTAGTGTAACGGCTATTCCTAAATATAAAGAATATCAAAATAGCCACCAATAAAGTAATGACTACTTCTTTCATTATTCCCTGTCTTGTTTGTTCTCTAATGCTACAAATAACTTATTTAAGCTATTTTGAATATTGTCAAGTTTCTTGGCAATCACATCCTCTTGCTTTTCAACCATATTAACTCGAACCTCAAGTTCTTTCAGTTTTAGACTTACTTTAACATAAATACTTATTAAACCTATGATTATGGCCAAGGCTTGTCCTGCCAAGAAAATTGCAATACTTTCCATTTAGTCCTGATTTACCTCTTGAGGTGGGTTTTGTTCAGCATTTAATTTTCCTAAAAACTGCAATAAAGGTAAACCGTAAGCAGTTGGGATAGTGTTAATGAATGCTTCTAATTCTTTGATTTGTTGCTCGTTTAATGTTAACATAGTTATTTATTTTATACAAATATAAATTAATTTACTTGAGATTGCCAAGGGAGCGGCAAAACGATAATCGGTGGATTAATTATGTTCTCTATTTGCTTGTCTAAGTTAGCGTCAATAGTTGGAACATCTAAACCTGCATCCAACCAACCCTCTACTTGCGCCTGTGTTAAATCAGGGTAAGCAGTAAAGTCCGTTTCACTTGGAGTTGTGCAATTCATAGTTCCGTAACTTGATACTACTATTTCATCTTGCGTTGCTATCCTGTTCCAATGAATTACTACGACTACATCAGTTAAGCCATCAAGACTTGGAGCCGTATCAAGTTGATTTACCACCCAATTAAATTGCGTTGCCATATTTATTTATTTTAAGTTTTAATTCTTCTATTTGTTTTTGTTGCTCTTGTATTGCTTTTACTAAAGTTGCAGTTATTGCTTGATAATCTAAACCGATAAAATCTTCCTTTTGTCCTTTTGTTTGAACGTAAGCCTGTGGAATAAATTCTTTTATCTCTTGTGCAATAAATCCTAAATGCTTTTCACTACCTTCTTCATCTTTCATTCGGTATAAAGTAGGCTTTAAACCTAATATTGCATTAAGTCCTATTGTGCTATCCTCAAAATCTTTCTTTTTATTTATATCCGATAAAGCAGTGTAAACTCCGGTTGTTTGATTTATATTAGCTTTATCAGTACTATCAAAAGCAAAGATTAAACTTGTTCCTAAATTATTATATATATCCCAAGCGTGAGATGGTGATTGTAATTTTATCATTGCATAACTACCAACTAATGCTAAATTATAGTTAGTATATCCTTGTGGAGCACTTGTTCCCCCAATTAATACATTCCCCCCACTTGTAATACGCATTCTTTCGGTATCATTAGTAGCAATTACAATAGGATAAGCTCCACTACTCCACATAACTCTTGCATAAGCGCCAGCACCAAAGCCTGTATTTGTAGAATTTTCTATACCTTGATAAAAATAACCGCTATCATTTTGCCATTGATTAATAGCAAAATTAGTAGTACCCGTAACTCTTATTCTTGCTAATGTAGTTGAATAAGCATCTATAATATAACTTGGCGAACTTGTTCCTATACCTACATTGCCAATTGAAGATAATGTCATAGTAGTAGAACCACCACTAAAAAAAGTTAATTTATTTCCTGAACCTGTATATAAAAATGCTTCGTTAGTTCCCAATGCTCCCATTTGTAACTTTAAGTTACCGTCAGTTCCGTAAGAATTAAATAAACCATTATTCCCATAAGAAGAAGCATATACATTTATTTGTGCTCCTGAACTTGTACTACCTGAAATTATATTACTAGAGAATGTAGCTGCTCCTGTGGATGCTAATCTTAAAGCTACTGTTCCTGTTGTATAAGGGTCTCCACCATTTGCAGCAGATGGTTTAAATTCTAAATCTCCCCAATTCGTTCCGTTTGTAAATATTGCCCAATTTCGTGCAGTTGTTGTTGCAGTAGTTGTTGACATATTAATAATAGATGGATAACCACTATTATTTAATAAACTTAATGTTGCAGTATTTGCACTATTTGTAAATCTTCCTGTACCATTAACATCTAATTGATATGCCGGTGTTGAAGTATTTATTCCAAAATATCCATTACTAGATAATATCCTAGCCCTTTCTACATCGTTTGTTCCTAATATTAAATCCCCACCGTTTCTAGTTCCTATTGCAAAGTTAGTAGCATAGTTACTAAAGAACAAAGCTAAACCTGCTCTTGATATACCAAAGTCACTACCTGTTGCAGCCGTTGAATATTGTCTAAAATAAGAAGTAGCCGTTGAACTATTATTTCTAACTGCTATCTCCGAATAGTCAGTTGTGCTATTTGTTTGTAGTAATATAGTTGCAGCCGCACTTGAATTGAAAACGTGCAACTGTGCCAATGCTGAACTTGGGTTTCCTATTGTTAAATTAGTTCCGTCAAATTTAAAGTTACTAGAACTTGTTACGCTTGAAGTACCGTTAAAATAAGTTACTTGTCCACTTGTCCCTGTGCCGGTTACCGGATTTGTTATTGTGCTTTGCTTTGAATTAAAAGTATTCCAATCAGTAGAACTTAAATATCCATCTTGAGAAGTGTTAGCAACTTGAATGCTAAATGCTCCTGTTGTATTATTATAACTTAATGGAGTTGTAGCACTTAAAGAAGTTAAACTAATACCACCTAAACCGGCTAAAGTATAAGTCGGTACGTTTAAAGTATTGGAAACTAAAGTAGCTGAACCACTATTCCCTGTTGTAGTTAAACTTAAAGTGCTTTGTTTATTATTAAATGTTGACCAATCTGCACTACTTAAAGCACCTCTATTTGCAGCCGAAGCCGTAGGCAAATTAAAAGTATGCGTTGCAGTTGAACTTGATATATTGAAATCAGTTCCACTTGTGCCTACTTGGAAATATTGCACTTGAGCAGTCAAACCATTTAACGCAGTTATTCCCGTTGAGAATGTTGTAATTATTTGGCATAAATGCCCGTTTTGTGTGTGTACTGTTGTAGTTTTTCCGCCACTATTTGTTGCGTATAACTTAACCGCCAATCTATCCGTAACCGTTAAAGTTGTAGTCGGAACGGCCATTGCAAAAGTGTACATATTTAAAGTAGTACCGTCGTATAAAATTTCGTTTGAACTTGTTGAAATCAAAGTAAAAGTCGTACCGTCGTATTTATATAACTCTGCATAAAGCTGAGGCGTTCCACCGTTAGCACTCATTGAAACATAAATCTCATAGTTCCAATTACCGCCAGGAATATTTAATTGCGCCGGATCGTTAGCATCCGTTAAGAATGAAACTATTAATCCGTTTCCGGTTTTAGTAAAGTCAACTCCGGTTCCTGTATCAGCCGTTTTACTCATTTCATAATAAGTAACCCCACCTATAACACCTTGACTTGTTCCACCGTTAAGGTAATAAGAAACCGAAGAGCCACCGCCACCACTTGTAGGGAAATCCGCTAAAGTTCCGTCTCCTCTTATATATTGAGAAGCAACACCTGCTGCGGTTACTGCTAAAGTTCCACTTGTAGTAATTGGAGAAGATGCCACATTAAAAGCACTTGGCATTGTTAAACCAACCGAGGTAACTGTTCCACCTGTCAAATCGCTAGTTAAAGCAACTGTTCCTGAAGCGTTAGGGAATGTATATGTATTATTAGTTGTAGCATCTGCAAAAGCAAAAGTCTTTTTGCCATCGTCAGCTAATCTTAAAGCCAATCCATTTACTGCGCCTACAATATTTGTATAGCCTAAACTAGCTCCAAAGTTAGCCGTTTCAAGTATTCCTATTCCTTGATTAAATCTTTGAGACCAAGTAGTAAATAAGTTAGCACCCGAAAATACATTTGAGTTAGTAAACGTTTTTACACCTGAAATAGTTTGAGTAGTCGTTAAAGTTACATACCCCGTTAAATCAGGGAAAGTAACTAAAGCACCGTTTCCCGCTACATATTGCGAAGAGATACCGGCAAATCCTATATTGATTGTTCCACTTGTAGTTATTGGTGAGCCTGTAATTGTTAAAGCGTCCCCACTTTCAGTAACCGCAATACTTGTAACAGTACCCGAAGCACCACTTGCTCTTTGCCAAATACTCCCTGAATAAATAACTTGGTCGCCAACTACAAAAGCAATCGGACCAGCTCCGAAGTCAGTCGTTCCGGCAACGTTACATAAATAAACATCTCCTTGGTTAAATGCTCCGCCATTCGTTAACGTTGGAGTATTAGTATTTGCGTTCCAAGTACCTTGATATTCCATTACTGAATTAGGTAATTGAGATACTAATATTTTACCGTTTACGTCTAATTGTGGAATACCATTTGAAGCGTTAATAGGCAAAGAGTCTAATACGCCGGTTGTCCCTGTGATTACACCGTTTAAACTTCTAACTTTTGCACCCGAACTTATGACTATTTGATTGCTCATTTATCTAATTTTTTCTATTGAAATAATGCCCTTACATATTCGCCACTTCCTAACGCTCTACTAAATGTTAAAATACCCGTTCCTGAAACCCACTTAACCTCTTCATTTACCGGAGTGCCTGAACTAATTATATCTTGAACGTCAACCCCACCACGAGAAACATAAAGACAAGTCTTGCCTATCATATCCGCAAAAGTTACTGTTGTCTCTGCTCCGGCCGCCGTGTATCCTCTTGTATAAACTGCGCCACCTGCTATGATAACCGTACCGCCTGGATCGACCGAAGTTCCTGTTGTAGTGTATGCGCCTGTTCCTTGTAAAGCAACCGCATAAGTAGCTATGTCTTTAAATGGCCCATTCATTTGGAAACTTGCTAAGTTGCAAGTTCCACTAATTACCACTAAGCCGTCTGCTCCATTATCAATAACAAACTTTATACTTATTGGAGTTCTTTCTTGCTGAATAGTTAAGAAATTTAAATAGCCGTAACCATTTAAAGTAACTATGCCATCGCAACTAATTGTCCAGGTTGCTATATCTATTTTATATTCTCTATAATAAGCCGAGCTTTGACTCGTTACCTCTTTTTGGTCTGCTTGTACGTTAAAAGTACAGTTAGTAGAACACGCAAAAGGTATATCACGGCCATCGGGATATGCTTCCGAAGGAGCTTCGTGATAGTAAAGCATTATATTTTTTCCTTTTATTAAGTCTGCCATAATTACAAATTTAACTATAAATTTCTAGTATCTGCCCTTCCGAACTAATCTTATAAACGTGCGTCTCCGTATCCATATCAAACTTATACCACAAGAACGAACCGTTAAACGGAGTTGAAAGTGTTGCATTATCAAAGAATAAATAACCCACCGGTGGATTTGTTTCGTCCGTACCCGCATAAACAAAGTCACTACCAACACTTGAAGCCGCAGCCTCTGCGCCTGTCTCAAAGCCTTCTCCTCTATATCTCACAAATGACTCCTCGCTAGGGTTAACTACTGTAATATCATAATTTGTTGTTACTACTGCGTCCGGATTGTCTAAATCAGTTATCTCTAGTAAAGTAGTTTGAATAGTATCATTAAATAAATCCATTGTCGTACTACCTACGATATACTTTTTATCTTGTACTGTTATTTGTATTGGGTCGGTATCGTCAGCCGTTATTCTCATTGCACCGCTAAATCTTCCGCTTGTTGGCTCCATACTCATAAACGTACTATCTATATTAATAATGTTCTTAGATAATACATTTGCGTATTGCTTAACTACTAACTCACTTAAAGAAGTATATAAGAAATCGGGATAGTTTAATGAATACCAATTATTCAAAGCTACTCCGTCAATGTCGCTTAAATATCCTTGATAGTAATTAAAATTAGAATTAGAACTGTTAAAGCCTGAACCTATATTAGCTTCGTAAACGTAATCATTGTTAGAGTTTATTGTGCTTGTAGTCGTTACACTTACAAAGGTTGACTCTTGTGTTAATACTACATTTTGCACCTCTACAACTTGATCTAAATAATTAACCGTTGAATTTTCTACTGATATTTCTATACTCATAGCACCGGGAATGTTACTCGGCGGTAAATCAATACTTATGTCGTAAACTGAAGTCCCCTCTTCATAAGGTTCGGTATAATAATTACTACCAAAATTGCTCCATTTTTTATCCGGAGTTAAATACCAAGTACCAAAGCCGCCACCTTCAATTATTATCTTTACCATAACTACATTCGGTGGAGTTACACTAAAACTCTTTAACACACAATTAAAAGAAAGGTTTCCTGTATCTCCAAAATTTAACCCTGGCAAATAAGTTGTCGTAATTCTAGCATAACCTGGATTTGTGCTATTCTTTTGTAAGTCTAATCTCATAGCATTAAAGTCCGAATTAGGATTTTGCTTTAATTGTACAAATCCGTATGAAGTAGTATTAGTCCAAAAGGTAGCGTTATTTCCATCGGCTGACTTAAACGTCCCGTTTGAAACATAGTTATCTATAAACTCCGCATCGTTCTTGCTTATAATCTTATTATAGCCTTTTCTTAATAGCTTAAACTGTGAGTTATCAGTAAAAAATAAATTGCTTGTATTGCCCGTAAAGCCTTCTATATTTCCTAAGTCGGATATTGAGCCGCTACTAATTGCAATCGCATTCTCATAAAGAGTATAATAATAACTATCGGCTGCAATTTGTGTTAAAGGAACAATATACCATACTCCTTTAGCCTGAAATAACCTACAACCAAATCCACTTATAATCATTGTTAAGACCTCTAAATAAGTCTTGCCTATAAATGATAAGTTTTGATAGTAAGATTGGTTTAATGGCTCGGCTTCGGCATCGTCAACTCTATTGTCCATAATAGACGAATAGAAACTTATGCCGCTAATTATATTTAGATCCGTAGGGAATAATATCTTACTTAAAGCACTATTCACAAAGAATAAAGCCTTTTGTCTTGTTAATACTGTTTCATTATTTGGATGCGAGAATGCAATCTTACCTAATAAACCTAAGCCATCTATTGCATTAAATGCTAATGTCTTTCTACCTGTTGAGAAACTAAACTGAACTATATCGCTAATTGTCCAACCCTCAAAGTCGTAATCGGTATCATTGTTTAATAGTTCTACGAAATATTTCCTATCGTCTAATTCAGTAAAATCCGGCATTTGTTCTAGGTTATCCGTTACGTCTATTGCTACTGCTAATTGACTAACATATATAGGCTCAAACACATCGTCACTCATTGGTATATACTCAAAGGATATACTTTCAGCGGGGTATTCTATTAGGCTGCCTTCGTAGCCATCTTCGGATAAATATAAATAAGAAATGCTGCCACTTTTAGTAGCCATTGTAATTTTATACTTTCTATTATATGCCATTGCCTCTTCTTAGGTTAAGTGAATAATTACTTCTTTGCAAAGCTAAAACTAAATCGTTTCCTTTTAATACAAATTGTCCACTTCCACCGCCTGTTCCACTCATTGCTCCGGCTGCAAATGTGCTATTCATCATATTGCCTAATTTATTCAATGGCATAATAGCCTCGCTTTGTCCACCCTCTCCAACCATTGCAACAGTAGGACGAGAAACAATTCCACCCTCGGCAAACCCTAATATCTTTTTAAATCCACCTATAAAGCCACCTGCAAACCCACCTTCTCCACCTAAACCAAATGCCATCATAACACCTTGTAATATTGCAGCTTGAATAGCTGCTTCGGCTAATTTCTTAACTAAGTTTCCTGCATAATCTCCTAATGCTTCTAATGGGTTTTCGCCACTTGCCATTGCATCAAACATAGTCATAAATCCTTCGGTTAAAGTTGTCGCAATTACGTCAGCATATTTTTCATACTGTTGCGTTAATTTCTTTGCGTCCTTTTGCTTTTCGTCTATGTCAAGAATTTTATAGTTCTTGTCCATATCCTTATAAGCCTTATCTAAATCCTGTATTGCTTTTGGATTGCTAGATAATGCCATCAATATTTTTATTTCAGCCATAGCCTTTTTGATGGCCTCTTTCTTTTTATCGTAATCGTCTCCGGATAACTTTGTTTCAATATCTAATTGGTTCCTTACGTTATCTAAAGCCTCCTTTGAAGCCTGTAATTGATTAGCTAACCTTTCTTTTGTTTGTTCCTTTTGGTCTTTTATATATTGATTGTCCGCAGCCTTAAATATCTTGTCTAAAGAATTACCCAAATCTATTGCGTTTTTCTCTAGTCCAATCTTAGCCTGTTCTTTTATATTTAATATTTCGTTTGCACTTGCTTTATTAATTTTAGCTTTCTCTAATGCAACTCTTAACTCTTCATTTGTTATTTTATCAGCGTATATTTTAAACTCATAAACATCGTCTTTATATAGTTGTTGCTTCTTTTTTAATGTTGCTAAATCCGAACTATCAGCAGTTTCTTTTTCTACTTGTGCAGGTTTTGGCGCAGTTGTTCCAGTTACATTATAATCACCTGCTTTAAATGATACTTTAGTTAAATCTGCTAAAGTGCCTTTTAATGCCTCAATAACTTTTTGAGTCTTAGTTACTTGATTTGCATTATTAGCTAATGCGTCAGTAGTTAAATTTATACCAACTGCAGCAATTTGACCACCAGTGCCACCAAACGCACCTTTTATAGAACCGGCTGCAAAATCCCACGCTTTAGTCCAACCCGATAAATCTCCGATTTGCTCTTCTAAATCTGCTGTTTGTAATCTTACTAATTCAGCGTATTTTTCTCCTATTATTTTTGCAGTACCTTCTATTTGCGCCTTTCTTATTAAGGCTTGAGCCATTCTATCAATAACTCCAATTAATTTTTCGCCATCATTAATATCGGTCTTTTGTAATTCAACGTTGCCTTTATGAGCTTCTTTTAATTGTTTTAATGCAGCTTGTCTAGCTTCGGTTGACATTGTAACGTCATTAATTACCGCAACTAAAGACTCGTCACTTGCAATCGTTGCTTCAACACCTTTTAAATTATCTATAAAGGATTTCCTTAATTCTGCTTGAGCCTTTTCTAATTCACTTGTATTTCCAATCAAACCCATTATGTCATCTCCAAATGCTACAATTAAAGAAGATACAACACCCAAAGCAATACCAATACCGGCCGGTCCTGATAAACCTGATACCATTGATTTCAATGCGCCACCTGCACTTCCTGTTTCTTTGCTTAATCGTTGAAAACTTTCTAATAATGGGTTCAAGTTATTTGCAATACCCATAAATCCATAAGGAGCATCTTGCGCAACCCTTGACAAGTTTGATAATGCGTTTGTAGCATCCGAAGAAGGCTTTTTAACGGAAGCCATTTTGGTATTAAGACCGTCAATTACAGTATTTAAGTTACTAATTTGACTACTTAAATAATTTATTTCTCCAACGTTAGTGGATTTCTTTAATGCTGCTTGAAACTGGCCAAGTAAGTTTTCTGCTTTTTGTAATTGACTAGCAAAATCTTGCGTATTGGCTCCAATATTAATACTTAAATCTAAACTACTATCTGCCATTTTATTCTAATTTATTCCGTACAATTTTAAAGTCCTTGCTAGTTGTTCGTCCGTTAACATAGTTTTTTCGTCTTCCTCTTCAATGTCATCTATTTGCGGAATGTGCCAAAACGCTCTAAGTGATTTAGGGGATTTCTCCGCAGTGTTACTTAGGTATATAATATAGGCGAGGTTTCTAGTCCTCGCCCATTCATTTAACTCTTTCTTTTCTTTCCCCATTACAATAATGGAAAAGTCCTTCCAAGTCATATCCCAAAACTCATTGGGTCTTATATCGCATTCTGCGGCTTTAACTAATATGTCATCCCAGCTTAGTTTTGTTAGGCTTTTTTTTTTCCTCTTTAGTCACTCCTTGAACAGTTGTTACAGTAGTCGATATGATATACTTAACATATTCAATGAATTGACCTTCTACATTAAAAAGTCCGCCTATTTCATCGATCCAATCGCAAACATCGTCCTCAGTATATTCTACTGCTTCCTTGTTGCTTACACAAGCCGATTTATAACCTATATGTATCATTTTTACAACAAGGTCTAAATCAAATTGCGTTTTCCCTAATAATTCAAAGTACTTATCAATCCCTATGTTATTTGCTACGCAAAATTCACGCATTGACCAAGTACCCCACTTTAAGGGGATTGTTTTGTTGTTTAGTTTTAGTTCGAACATAGTGTTTATTGTTTTTTATTAAGCGGTTACTGTTTGAGTTAAAGGTGGAACTGCAACTGTAAAAGTCGCACTAAATTTCACATCTTCTTTATCGGCTGCGGTTACATCAAAAGCAGAAATAAATACTGCGCCTGTGTAAATTACGTTACCTGCAACTGGAGTAGCTTCGCCCATTTTAATATCGAAAACTGTTCCTGCGATAAATGCAGCATACAACTGATTGTAGCTATCTTTTGAAGGTGTGCCGGTTTGGTCGATTGCAAATCCGTCAGCTTTGATTGTTTGGTTGTAAGCGGGTCCAGGTTGGAATTGGTCACCACATTTTGAAGTTGCGTCAATTACATTCAAAGAAGAGGTAATTGCGTTTGAAGTAAGACAAGCAACGGGCTTAAATGTTGCGTCGTCGTCAATGTCTGCGAATAATAGGTAGTCTCTACCTGATACTTTAGTTTCTGCCATTTTATTAAATTTGAGTTATTGTTAAATTATATGTTATAAGCGTTCTAAATACATTATCCAAAGGGTTTAAACCGTCTAAATTTGATATACTATTTACATATAAACTTGACGAAGTCCATCCGCCAGGGAGTGTAATAATAGTATCCGAATTTATGTCAGCCAATACCAAATCGGAAATAGTTTCCGAACGTTTATAGCCAAAGTTAGCATTTTTTGTAACAATGTCCACTATGATAGTATTTGTATTTGTGTAACCTGATTTGCCTTGCTCTTGGCTTGAAGTTCTACCATTTAAAATAATATACTCCGATAAGTTATTTTCGGGAGCAATACCATCGTAAACAGGCAATCCTGTGGCCGTTCCCAAATTGGTAACAAACCATTTCTTTATTTCAATATTAGGGTTTAGCATCTTTTATAATTTTTTCTATTGTAGCCTTTAATTTAATTTTTTCTAGTTCAAATGCCGGTATTAAAAACGGTTGAGGTCTTAATCCTTTTCTTAATATACTTACGGCAATCATATAGGCAACTGATTTACTTTCCTTACCACTAGCAATTCCTTTCTTTTGCACCCATTCAGTTAAAGCTAATAACATTTCTTTAAACCTGCCTTTTGATTTAACTTTAAATTGCGCTGCATAACTTTCAAATCCTTTAGGAATTGAGACTTTGCCACCTGTTCCAAATTCTATATAAGGAGCATAACTAGCTGAACTTCCTATTTTAAATGTATATTGAGCATCGTTTTTTACCTCACTTTCTAGATATATTGATTGCCTCAAAGTACCTAAATTTACCGGAGCGTTTCTTTTAGCGTCGGATTGTATTTTTAATGCCGATGCAGCAACCTCGTCTTTAATACCTTGTTGAGTTTGCTTATTAAATTTATGAAGGGTGTCCATAACTTTATTTATCCCAACAATATCAAATGTTATAGCGTCCATTATGAATACATTTCTATTTCCCAAAATCTATGCGCATTGTCCACGTCCTTAATTGAGTGGATCGTGAATGTTTGCCCTTCTACAACTAATTGATAAGTATCGCCTATTGTTAGGTCGTATCTAAGAAATAGTTTTGCATATCTAGTAAAAGATAGCTGCATCTCTAATAACGCTCTATTTTGCGGCTGAGGCCTATAATCACCCCATACAGTCGCTTGAAGCGTAAAAGTTGTAGTAAAGCCGCCTTCGCCATCGCTTGTCCTTGTTGGAGCGTAAACGCCCACTAAACGAGTCATCGAATTAGCGTCAACGTAACTGTCTTTATGTAGTCCTATTCTCATATTATAATATTGGGCTTGTTCTTGTCCATCTTTGACACACTCGCCAAGTTTTCTCACATACACCCATATCGTCAACGTCCATCCCTCTATTCTCGTAACCATAGTTAATTTGGTCTAATATGGCAATCTTTATCTCTTTGGGAACGGTTGACATTCCAGTTGTATAAATAGCCTTCATATTTGCCCATTGCGGTCTTTGTAGGTTAGGATTTGGTCCACCTACTAAAATATAAACATCGCTTGAAACTGCGTTACCGTTAGCGTCCGTTAAGCTAGTAAACGAAGTTACTGGACCATAAGGAAGTTGAAAATCACCGGCTGAATTAGTAAACCATAAAGTCACCGTTTTAGCGGTGATACTTATGTTAGCGGCTTTCTCTACTGCTAATCTTGATTGGGTAATTAATTCATTAAACAAAGCATCTTCAACGTTGTTGTCAACTCTGCAATATGCCTTTGCTTCTGCAAGTGTTACTGGCTCCGTGATGGTACCTAAGTCAACTTGCGTGTAATCTATAATGAAATTGTACATATCTCTTTTTTACAAATTTACAATAATATAAATAAAAAACCCCCACCAATTAAGGTGAGGGCAATTTTATAAGTAAAACTTAATTAAACGTTACCTAAGTCAGCAAAAATAGCTGAAGTTGGTTGCATTAAGTTAATGTCCTCATAACACTCGATACGAGCAGTAACCATGTTTTGTTGGAAGTTACTTGCATTCTCATAAGAGAACTCAATAGCTAAACCTTCAACTTCAACACGCTCACAGAAATTGTTATCTAAGATTAACACTTTGTCATCAGCTACCCAAGAAGCAGAGATAACAGGTGTTCCCCAAATAGTGATACCACCGTTAGGGTTAACAATAACTGATCCACTACCTGCGTAGTAACCTAAAGTGATTGTCTCTTTTAATAAACGTCCCATTTGAGTTGGAGAAACTAATGCAACCGAAGCTACAAAGTTTGCACTCTTTTGGTTTCCGATATAGTCAACTAATTGCTTTAAATCAACAGTTTCCGCAGTTGTTGTAGAACCTGTTGCAGCACCGCTTACAGTTGTATAGAAAGCACTGTTCTCAGCTTTGTAGAAATCTCTTGTCAACATTCTTGGTAAAGTTGTACTCAAGAAAGGAAGAGAACGAGCCATTTGCTTAGAGAAAGTTGAGAAACCAGCGATATAGTCATTAACTACTTTTACTTCGCTTAATGCGTAGCTGTTCTCGCCTTTGTTTGAACCTTCAGTTTGTGCAGCTATGTTGTTGGTAGTTGCAGTTTCTTTGTAGAATACATAAAGACCGCTTTCGCTACGAACTGTTGGAACTAAGTCACGGAAGTTTACCGCTTGACCTGGTAAAACTGAAGCGTTCGGAGCATAAGATGCTTGAGCGTCTCCTGTTAAAGAAGCTGATAAAGTCATAGACTTTACATCGCTTAAATCTAAACGGAATTTACCGCTAGACTTCATTGTCTTTTCCATTTCGTCCATACGACCTTCTAACTTTTCAATGATAGCCTCGTCCATAAACTTAACTTGCTTAGAAGCAGCTTTCTTTTGAGCTACATTTTGTGCGTCGATTTGCTTTTGTGTTTCGTCCGCTAACACTTTGATTGAAGCTTTTACTTCATCGATTTGAGCAGTAACGTCGGATTTAATTCCTTTTACGTTTTCTGCCATTTCGTTAATTACGTTTTCCATTTTTACTTTTTAAATAGATTGTTAAATTGTTTAATTGCCTTTAGGATTTGCTCGTCATCTTCTTTCTTTTCGTCTTGCACCGGCTCAACTGATTGCTCGGGTTGAGTGATTTCTTTGATTACTTCGATTTCTAATATCTCGCTTTGTATCCTTTTTATTTCAATCTCTATTAAGCTAAACGTTTCATCGGTGAACTTGCCACCTTTGAATGCTTTAATTAGCCTTTCGAGCCTGTTGTTTAATTCTTGTTTTTTATCTTTAATCATTTCACTTTTAAATCCTAGTGTTGGAGTTTCCGGATTTGCTGCCCAAAGAACGGCTGAACCTTCATAAAGTTTCAACTCGGTGATTGTTCTAACTCCCTCTTTGTCAACGTTAGATTGCATTGTGCTAAATCCTATTGAGTGTTGGTTAATAAGACCAGCTTCATACAACTTGATAATATCTTCGCCTTTCTCAGTTTCTATAATTGGAGTAATTGCAATTAGCATATCATTCTCAATATATATTTGTTCAGGCTTTCCAATTACATAGTCCATTTCGGCGCAATGGTCAACTAAACTCCAAATAAGATTTTTACCGCTTGGTCCACGTTCTGCTAAGGTTTTAGTAAACGCTTCAGGTACGATAATATCGTTATCTAAATCTATGTTACCGCATCTTGCCCATACGGCTTTAACTCGGCGTTGCTCGGTGTCAACGTCCATAATGTTATAACCGTAATCGTCTTTTTGAACAAGTGTATTTTTTAATTGCATTATACTCATTTCTACAAAGTTATTATTTTTTTAATTATGTTAATGCGTCCGCTAATAATTGCCCTATTTCATAAGCGGCTAAGTTTGTTAATAGTTCCCAAAGTAACCCTGCGTCACCCATTGGCGGGTTGTCTGCTAATCTCTTTAATTTGCCATCCGGTCCTCGCACGGCTTCATATCCTAAAGTACATCGACAGTTGCAAACGTTTCCTGCTCTTGCCGTTGAGTCTCCAGGGTGTAACATATTGTCGATATATGTTTTTGCCGGTACTACAAACTTTTGGTCGATTGCTACTTGTATTCCGTCCATGTGATAATGGTCGTTTGCATCTCTTGGTATTCGTCTTGTCCTGTTATCTTTTGCTGCAATCCATTCTTTATTTGTAACTAAACCCGTTGACATTGCACCAACCATTGAACCGATATTAGCAGCTCTTGCCGTTTCCGTTCTAGCGATTAACTCGGCTCTATAATTTGTTAGTCCTGAAGTTTTAAGCAATGCAATAATCTCGGTCATCGATAAGCCTTGTTCTTGTCCTTGTATTAAGAACTTTCTTATTTGCTCCTTTGTTGTATCGGTAATATCTCCGGCTAATTGAGCCAATCCTTTTGTCTCTAGGTACTTGATTATAACGTAAGCAAATAGATTAGTTTTAGCACTCTTTGTTTCCATTGGAATATAAACCCCTTTTGCGCCCTTTTTAACGTCTTTCTCAGCTATCAATCCCATTTTAGTACCTAAGGCAACGTGCAACTGTTTAATCGTCTTCTCGAGGCTCTTATCGCTAATTGCGTCAAAGTCTTGAGTACGGCAATAAGTGTCCACCTGTTTTTGTAATTCCTTTTTGAATTTAGGAGAATACTGAACTAAGGCATTCATATAAAGTTTCCTATAATCTTGCCAAATCATTGTTTATGGCTTTTGGGGTGTTGGCTCCGTGATAGTTAAAGGTTGGAATTGGTCAATAGGTTGTAGGCCACTAGGAACGTAAAGTTTTTCTAGCTCTTCGGTTGGAATATAATCCGGGTTTTTAAGTCCCATTATCTCCATCTTTTGCGCCGGTGAAATCCACCACGCAGTATTTAACCAAGCAACTTGCTCAGCTTTGTTTGCTTCTAATTCTTGATATACTTGAATGTCATATCCTATATAAACGTTCGTCCCTTTGTAACCCCAATCACTATGCAATTTTCTATTTAACTGTTCTGCAATAGCATCTAGCAAAGGAATAGCGCAACGCAATGTTAAAGCCTTTTCGCCCTCTCTTTGGTTGTTATATGTTTTGTTGTCTGCATCGTTTAATAATTGGCTAGGCACTCCGTAAATATTACAAAGTGATTTCATATCCCACTTCTCACTCTCGATAATGTTTAACTCAACCGGACTTAAACCGATTTGTTTCCAGTCAACCTTGTATCCTGAAACTGCAATAGAATTAAAGTTACTTGCTCCGCCTTTCTCGCTAATTGATTTCTTTAATGCTTGAGCTTGTTGAGTTCCGCTTGTAGGGTCAAACCTGTCGTCATTCATAAACAATACACCGGCCGGACCACCATTTTGGAACGATGCAACCGCAGCCGTTTTAGCTTCGTTGGATCGTGTCAATGTTCTAGCCGCTGCCATTAACGGCGATTGACCGTAAAGTTCGTTGCCTGTTACAGTCCAATAAGGGTTAAAGTATTTATCGTGTAATATTTCTTTTGTGCTGAATGACCATAACTTACCGTAGTATAATTGATAGCCTACTCTTGTAGGTGGAAACACTTCTATATCCGCAATGATTGCCATAAACTGAGCCGGTAAAGCAAACAGTTCAAAGGGTTTGCCATCGTTAGCTCCGCCTTCAATCATTTTAGCATAGATAAAAGTATTGCCTGTCAATAGTTTAAATCCACACCATTGCTCTACTAAGTCCGCCCAGGTGTCCTCTTCGTTAGGATATTTAAGCAACTGATTTAAACGTGCGTCTCCGTCGTATAACTCAAATGCTTTTTTATGTAATTGTGTTACTTCATTCCAATTCTCAATCTTATCCGGCTGCTTCATTAATGACTTGTAACGCTTTGCTGCGGTTTGGTCAATAATTTTATAAACGTGGAAAGGAGCAAGTTTTGCTTTATCAGTAATTAACTTTACGATTGAATAAACTATATCATTTGATTGATAACCGTCTCTAACGTAAGCCTGTGCGTTTTGCCCTTGCCAAGTAACTATCCCTTGTTGAATTGCTACTTGAGTATTGAACGGCATTTGAGGTAAAACAGTATTTACTTTCTTTTTACTAAAGAAATCTAATAAGCCCATAAATGTACAATTTAGTCAAAGTTAGTTATTTTATCCTAAAATACACTTACTACAAATTTAGGAGTATATTCAAAAATCATTCTCATAGCTAAACAGTCGGAGAAATCCGGAGACCGGCCAATCAAAGCCTTTACTTTATCCTTTGGTATTATTCCATTGCTACCGTCTTTGTCAACGTGCTTTTGTTTTACTTGCTCTAACTCTTCAATAATTAGTTGCTTTTGTTTGCCGTCTGCATTGATATATAAATTGCTATTATTTATTAACTCGGCTAACTTATAATAGCATTGAGATTTAAGGTTATCGTAATTCTCTTTTGTCTTAGTGATTGGGTTTTCTAACGCCCTGGAGTTATTGACAAAGCCTTTGCACCTAAGTATATCACATACGCCGCCACCTACTCCGTCCTCGTCCACTACGATATTAGAGGTTGCTACTTGATATTCCTTTTGTAGTTTCTTTATGATTTCAGCGACTTCGACAACGCTTTTACCATTGTATTGAAACAGTTTAACACGATACCCACTCCATAAGCCAATGACAGTACTATCGCTACCAAAACGAGCAACGTCGCAAGAAATGTAAGATGCGCCACTAGGTAAATAATCGCTAGTAAAGCAATCAAGTATTTTTTCATAGTCTATTAATTGAGCGGGATCGGATAAGTATTCCCAGTTGCCAAATAGCAATCTCTCTTTGCTTACTTTGTCAAGGGATAAAAGGTTTTCTTTATAGTGTTTTGATATGAAAGGATTGTCATCTATTAACGAAGTTATAAAACGTTTATTGTTTGCTATGCTTCCGTCTTGCTGAGGCTTGTAGAACTCCGAATAAGTCCAATTCTTTGCAGGGTTACAAGTATAAAGTATCTTAGGCACTAAGTCGTTTTGATCTAGTTGAAATCTTATCCTTGATTTAATAATGTTCCTAGCCTTATCGTCAACCTGGTTAGCCTCGTCAATAAATGCGTCCGTAATCTCAAGGGAACCTAATTCGTCAAAGTTAGGGTCACTTGGATAAGAATATAAATCTTTGAGTAGAATAGTTGAGCCGTTAAAGAACTCTATTTGGCTAGATTGTCCGTTGTACTTATAATGCTTATTAGCGTCTAAGCCTTGCATTTTTGCTACTTGAAAGAATGAAACTAAGGTAGTTTCTTTGAGCGTCTTTAATACCGCACGGCCTATTAATCCTCTAGTATTGGGATATTTTAATCTTTGCTTTAATTGCCAATAACAACCTAGTGCAGTTTTGCCACCACCGGCTCCGCCACCGAATAGTATTTCGTTTGTTGTTTTATCCTCGAGTAAATCGAGTGCGACAGTTTGTTTAATGGATAGTTCCATAATTTTATTTGTAGTTAGGGCAGGGTTCGAACCTGCAATTTGGGTTACTTTAATTTCGCCTTGCCTTTGGACCATCAGTTATCCAAGAAACAGTCCTTTCCGTTTACACCCGCCCTTAACGGTCTTGGTTTCGGTGCGTGTTCCTAATTCGCCTCCTAACTATTTTAAATGCTGCTATTATTAGCTACATAAGTTTTCTTTTCTTCCCAGTTTATTGTCATTCCACCGCTTACCTCTATTTCAGTTGATTGCTTTGCTCTACCCTCTAACCTATCAAGTATTTCTTTATAAGCATTTAAATCGCCTTTAAATGCCTTTTGTAATACAACTAAGTCTAATCTCTCAGCAACCGTAAACTCTTCTTTATCTCCTGTTATTGGATTTGTTTGTACTGA